TCTTGCTTTTGGGTTTCATTTTATAAGTTTCTTTAGAAGTCCTCCAACCATCAGCTGGAGAACCATCTTTGTTTAGCACATATACTTCCATAGTTATTGGGAAGCCATAATGGTTCTCTAGCTCGTAAGTCTTCGTATAGACAGGAGCAGGAGCATATTCAGTCTCAAACCCCGGCGACATAGAGTGCGCCGAGGAGAGAGCAGGTAACAGCAGCAGTACCATAGCTACAATATACTTCATATTATTGCAAGCAAGTTACTGTGTGCTTGATAACGTAGTCTTCGTTATCGTCAATTTTATTCATCTCATTCGATGTCATAGTAGCCTTACCACCAATAGTTACTGTAGTGTTTCGGTATAGCTTGTTTTGGTTAGGTACTTGCCAATCTGCATTGTTGTCATTAACGTTTTGGTTGTTGCTGCTGTAAGTAATGCTTGTACCACTCCGGTAGTCAACCGACACGTCCGCTACTTCTGTGTTCAAGTTGTCTTTTTGAAACAATTTTTGAGTAGCTTGTACTTTAATCTTACTAACACCTTTGTGACGGATTTTAACCGTAGCAGGGCTAGTAGTAGTCCAAGTTTTGCTATTGGAGTTAAATGTCATTGTACCATTAGTGGCCTCAGAGAAGGCGCACTGGTTTCCATGTACTGAACCGGAAGGTCCACCCCAAGTAACCCCTTGTGAGCCCATGTTGGCAAAAGAAGCAGTAGCAGTTACAGAAGCGATGATAGCGGAGATTACGAGAGTTTTCATAGTTAGTCCTTTCAAGACTTTGTTTTCTTCATTATAGAGGGGTGGTTTTCCCCAGTTATTTATAAGGTGTTTCGTTAGTACTGTAGATAGGGGGGTTCAGGCAGCGGCATCCAGCGTCTTATGTAAACGTCTGGCAGAAAGTTTTCACCATAAAAACTGCAGAGGACTTGCCAAGGGTACTCCGGGTGAAGGTCTTCAAGCCATCTTGCCGGGTAGATAGTCTCAATTTCCTTCCTGTTCTGGTGGATTAAGATAACAGTCCCATCCTTAGGTGCTGTTTCGATAGGTTGCCAGTCATTCATCGTTATTCTCCTGTCTAGTGCCTTATTTATAAGGTGTTTCGTTAGTGTAGAATAGGTGATTACCTATCTTGCCGTCATACTCGTAGTGTTTAGTCCAGAAGGGTGAGACCTCCACAGAGTGGTAGTGTGTGGCTGTTAAGCCCAGTTGATTAGTACTACCATCCAAGACGTCAGAGGCTAGCTCTTTGATGCCTCTCCAGGCCTGTCTGTCTAAGTATGACATACGAGTTGGGTCATCATGGATGCCGTCGTGAGTCCAAGAGAATTGGTTCTTCTCCCAGACAACTTCACAAACAGTATCAGGGTAGCGTTTGTCTGCTACTCTGTTTAGTGTTACTTCAGCCACAGCGAGTTGGCCATCAGTAGTTTCGTGACGTGCTTCAAAGAACACGTTCAGTGCCAAGCACATTGTTGCTGTCATAATCATTGTTATTCTCCATTCAAGGTTTGTTTAAGTTCTTCTAGATACGTTTCAACCATCTCAGAGTAGCGGCCTTCAATGCCCTCTTCGCCTTCATCGTTTAGTTCAGCTTCTTCTCTGGCCCAATCCATTAGGGTTGAGAGAGTTAGCTGTAGTAGTTCACGTTCACTCATTTATAGTTCCTCCGTGTAGTTATCCCAATACTCTGTTTCCATCATAGTCGTAGCTAGATTGATTTCATATGGGTCAGGTTGTATTTGTTCGTTGTCTAAGTCTTCATCCTTGTAATAGTAGAAGTCTTCGAACTTAGGTTCTTTATGGACTTCAAGTTCAAACCAACGGCCTTGCCCACATTCATGCAATGTAGCTTCACCAGGAAATACTAGTTCAGCATAGATTGTTGTTCCGTTGATTTCTGCTTCATATTCCATTATTTGAGTACTCCATGTTTCTTTTCGATGTGTTCAACGATTTGTTTTACAGTAATGTCGTTCCGAAGAGGTTTAACAATAGCTTTACCTTCTGGGCCTTTCATTCTGATTTCTTTAACAAGAGCATCCTTCAAGATGATGTCTCCTTCGTCATTCTCCCATGCTGTAATAGCATAGACAGGCTTTTGACACCACATAACCAAACGGTCAAATAGTATCTGTTGGCCTGTAGTTATTGGGGAGCCTTTGCGCTTTACTTCGATTAGTATTAGCGCTTTGCCTTTTACATCGTAGCAAGCATCGATGTCGGTGAAGCCACCAACACTTGAGCAGCCTTGAAAGATAATAGCACGATTGAAGTATTCACGATTACGGATTACTTGTGTATCGGTAGATTTGGTTACGTATCTCATTGTGTTCTCCATTTAAGGTTGTATTTTAGTTGTTTTATCTTCAGTGTTCTTTCTTTTATTGATGAACAGAACACTAACTATGATTAGGTCTGAAACAAAGAAGCCAAACTGTACAGCGGTAGCACTACCGTATAGTAGTGCGAATGTTATAGAAGCAGCGCCTAAGTAGTTAACAGGCTTACAGAACAGTATTATGTCAAAGCCAATTTTCTGGTTGATAAGTGTACCAATCATGCCTCTCCCTAAGAAGCCCATGAATATGTAAATAAAGACAGAGGTTTCCATTGTATTCTCCATTTCTGGTTTTAATTACACTGGGTGAACAGTAGCTACCTCAACGAAGCAGCTAGCGCGGTTTTCGAAGTAGTCACGAGGCAATACCCACTCGGCAAATGTGCCGTGGATAGCATCGCCTTGGCATACACCACGGTATGCGTTGAAGTGAGCTGGAAGTTCATCCATCTCGATTTCTACAACAGCGCCTTTAGAGTATTTAGCAGCGTTGTCGAAGGAGTCAGTCCAGTGAGTTACGTCACGAGTCTGTTTGTCGAGAGCTAGTTCATTAGCTTCACGAATTGTACTGCCTCTGTAGAATTTAAACATTGTGTTCTCCAGTTAAGTTTGTTTGATGTTTCTTCATTATAGAGGGCTGATTTTCCCCACTTTTTTAGCCCAAAAATAGTTCCGGTTTTGATAAAAAAGGCCACCCCCGAAGGGATGACCATAGTTTGTTTTATCGTTTGTAGTTGTTTTCTTTGTTCTGCATGTTAACACCTCCCGCAATCTGAGGCATCATCTTTACAATCTCTTGACGAGTTTGGCGTGATACATCACCTTGTACATTGATGTTAAACTGTTGGGTAGAACCTTGATTAGAAGAACCCATACGTGAAACGTCCTTTTTAGAAAGAACAACTTCACCCGGCATAAGCATAGCAGGAACAGAGTCTTTACCCGCTTGTGAGAAAGAAGTGCTTGGTACAGTACCGCCTTGTGAGAACCCAGCTACGAAAGAGCCAGAGAATAGGCTGAATAAACCACCCAGGCCTCCACCGCCTGCGCCTCCGCCTCCGAAGAGACTACCAATACCTGACATTAAACCAGACAAGGAGCTGCCTAAACCGGAGAATATGCCGCCGAGACTGTCTCCAAACCCTGAGAATAGTTTTCCTAGACCACCGCCCTCAGAAAACAAATTACCCATCCAACCTTTAGCTTTGTCAAATACACCTGAGATGCCTTCAACAGGGTCTTTATTAGATGCAGCTTTATCCGATTTACCGCGACCAAAGAAACCACTAAGGAATCCACCGGATTTTTTACCAGCTTCGCCAGTACCTTGGTTGAAGTCAAAGAGCTTACCGAAGTCAAAGTTTTCTGTAAGACCTTCAACTAGGCCATCAGTGAAGTTATTAATGATAGAAGAAGTAACTGTATCGAGCAAGCCTTTTAGAACGTCTTTCCAGTCACCGCCGTGTAGTACGGCAGAGATAGCGCCTGAAAGTGTAGAGTTAAAGGTTTCTTTTAAGTCGTCGATTCCTTCGAGACGAAGCTTCGTAGCCTTCTTGCCTTTGTAGTCTTTGTCGTCTTCAACTAAAGATTTAACAGCCTCCTGTTGAACCTCAGTTAAGCCTTCCATCGTCTCGTCTAGTTTACCTAGCCGCTCTACTAAGGAAATCATTTCCATAGATAGCTTAGTATCACCACGAGAAAAAGAGTCACGGATTTCCCTCTGTGCAGTACCAACAACACCACCATTGGAAAACTTAGGAAGTACGCCTTGGTTGAGTAGGTCCAGTTTGTTCTTGCCCAGTTTACTAACAGCAGAAGCCTTGATTACGTACTCGCCGTTAGACAACATCGCAGGGATGTCATCAGAGGTACCGGTACCCGCACCAGAGACATAGCCACCTGTGGCGAAGTTCTGTGCACGTTCTCGGTAGTCTGCATCTGACTCATTAGGTTGTTGTGCGTATTGGTTGTAGCCAGCACCACTAAGTGCGCCAGTGTCCTCACCTGAGCTAAAGAAGTTACGTATAGTTTTTAGCTTACCTGCTAAAAAGTCCCAAGCTATGCTAAAACCAGCTTTCATAGCGTTGCCAACAGTAGAAGGTAGAGTAAGCACGAATGTTTTAAAGGTATCGATAGCCCCGGAGAACATGTCTTTAATCTTCTGAATAAGCTCTGGGTTGTTTAGAGCATCCAAAAGGCCACCAAGAAGGAAGCCCCCTGCAGCCCCGATAGCTGCACCCAACGGCCCACCCACAGCTAGTCCTAGTTGAGCACCAAGAGCAGCGCCCCCGATAGCCCCGTCAAGGGCTTCACCTATGCCATTTAGGGATTCATCAGGAATAAGCGCATCGCTAAGTTGTTGAGCTACTAGCCCAGACATAGTTGCACCAACGGAAGCCCCCAAGACTTTACCCAGTTTAGAAGCAGCGTTAGCTGTCTTAGGATTAGTTCTTAGTTCCAGAATACCTGTAGCTATAGACGCGGCGGCCTTGGTTTTAAAACCAGTAATAAGGGATTTACCCCCCAATAGTTTACCAAGCGCAAGTGCAAAGTTGAAAGCACCTTTAGTTAGTTTAGGTGCAAGAATTAAAGCGACTAACCCCGCAGAGAGGGCGCTAGCAGCATTATCAACAAACTTGCTTTCGAAGTCTTCTCCGAAAAGACCATCAATAAAACTTGTACCTACTTCTTTAAATACATTTCCTAGACCTTCAAGAATGTTAGCAACAACATCACCATCACCTGTCATCAGGTTTCTGAAAGTTGTACCAAAGTCTTTAGCAGTTTTACCTACAGCAGTAAGGAAGTCTTGGTTGCTGCCTAGACCCCCAACAGCAGCCAGTATACCCGCAGGTATTGCAGCACGTACAATAGCGCCACGTAGCCCTTTGTTAAAGGCAGCGGCCATACCAATAGCGATACCTGTAGAAAGTTCAGCCTCATTATCTTTAAAGAAACTCTTCACATCGTCAGTAATCTCTTTAAAGTTTTCTGTAGTAGCTTGGAAAGCCACCTTGGCAGCAACTACGATGGGTAGACCTGAGATTGTCGCCATGACTCTTTCGTAGCTAGCTTTCATAGTATCTAGCGAGGTATTCCAAGTCTGTTCCATATCAGCTGTTGTAGAAAGGTTGAACTTAGAACCAGTAGTACTTGTTGCGAAATTATCCCAAGAGGTTGACAAGGTCTTTAGTACGTTATCAAACCCCGCCTTAAGCGGTTGGAAGATTCTCTCAGAAGAAACAACCGAGAAACCATCGTTAGTCAGGTCTGTCTGTAGTTGTGTCCAGTATGACAGAGCATCTGTTTGAAGAGTCTTGAATAGAGCTACAAGGTTGTCTTTCCAACGTAGCAACTTTCTTCTAGCAGCTTCCAGATGAACCCCCATGGCCCCTACGTTACCGATAGCAGCAGCACCGCCTTCTTCGTGAGCAGGGTCAAAGATACCAGTCCACCAAGAGTTACCAACAACAGCCTTCCAGAGTCCTTTGAAGATAGCTACTATGTTATCTGCGAAAGTTTGTAGTGTACCATAGATACCCTCAACTCCTGAAGGAAACATCTTACTTAGTAAGTCGTATTTCTCAACAGCGAAGTTTAAAGCTATAGTTACCTTCTGGGTACCAAAATCTTTAACGGTTTTTAGCGCATTAGAAATGCTTTTACCTAGACGTTCACCTAGCCCTGCGGCATCAAAATCAACACTGAACAAGTCTAGTAGTCCGTGTAAGAAATCTTTTGTTTGTGATTCTAAAATCAAGAAAGACAACTGAGTTTTAAGAACAAATCTCTCTAGATTGTTTGCTACAAAGTCGAATGCCTTGGTTATGCCAGAGATAGCACTACGAACAACAAGAGACACACCGATAACTTTGTCAAACTCACTAATAGCGAGAGACATAGCGTCACGCATAACTGTCATAAGTTGGTCTGTGGTAGCGTCCATCTTGGAGAAAGCTGCATCAACTCCTTCGGCACCTTTTGCAAAGGCATCAAAGATTCTTTGTGATGTAAGCTCACCTTCAGCAGCCATCTCTTTTAGCTCACCAACACCTACACCGAATTCTTCAGCGATTAGTCGAGCAGCTACAACGTTGTTCTCTAGAACAGAGTTAAGTTCTTCACCACGTAGAGCGCCAGCGGCAAGACCCTGTCCCAACTGGATAGCTGAGTTAGAAATCTCTTCAGCTGTAGCACCACCAACAGCACCCGCTTTAGCGAATGTTTCAGTGAACTTCAAAATCTGTGGGGTTGTCTTATTAAGGCTTTCTAAGCTTAGTGAGAACCGTTGGAACGCTGTTACGTTACCGCTCATAGAGGTTCTTGTACGCTTAGATATTGCTACAAGCTCTTTAAACGCCGCAGTCTGTTGTGTTGTGTTCTTAGTGACTGTAGCCAGTTTGTTGTTGAAGCTAGTAATAGCATCAGTAGCTCCAGTAATACCTTTGACAATTATCGCTGACCCGAAGGCAGCAGTAAGCCCGATGGCCATTTTTTGGAATGTCTTGGTAATATTGGCTGCTTGTGTTTCTAGGCTTTTTAGAGACTTGCCTGTCTTGCGTATTTCATTCTGGGCTTGCTTCGCATTAGCACGTACCCGAATCTCTACACCACTCATATGATTCTCCTTGTTTAAATAAAAAAGCCCCCAACAGTTAATCCCGCATATTGGGATACCATCAGGGGCAATTTATTAGTTAGGCGTAATTAGTCCGATTCGTGAAAGCGTCTGTTCAATGAAGTACGATGGCGCTTGTTGTGAGTGTCCCTTATTGAGCCTGTCAATATATTCCACTTCGTTATAGATAGTAGCACCTATAAAAGAATTACGAAAGTTTTTGTGAATGGTTCTTCTCCAGCCATTACGAGCATTACCTTCATCTACCGGTGTTACTACTCTTAGTTGTTGTGTACCGTACTCTACTAGTGCGGATATCTCTAAGTTAGCTATGTCAGAGATTTCATCTTCAATCCTCTGCATCTCACGCTCAAAGTTTACTATCTCCAAAGATATCTTTGTCATTGCTTGTTCATCCAAGGTGGGGTCCAGTCCTCACCATCGCCCCCCTTGGCCTTGAGCATCATGTCAAGGAATTTACCTTTGGGTAGTGCTATGGTAGCAGCTGGAATGTTATCCTTAATCTGCTTAAGGGTGTGGAAGACATCCTCCGGTTTACCTTTATACCCCTGCGCTTGTAACAAGACAGACGTGCGTTGGTCATCCCGCCAACCATAAGGTCTGCGCTGGAAGTATTGTCCCCACTTAGTGAGTTCTGTTTGTGGCATCTCAGCTAATAGCTGGTATACAGGCATCCCTAACAAGAAAGCAATTTCATACAAATTCTCTTCGGAATGAGTTAGTTTCCCTCAGAGCCACCAAGTCCAGATAGGCGCATAATGTGCTCAGAAAGCCCTGTCAATTCTTCGACTGGGAATGTTTCAAAATCTGCATCGGTAAGTTCATCTGCCCCGATAACGGCAATTTTAATGATGTCACAAAGGAGTTTAAGTTGAGCGCCGTCTTCCTTAGACTTGGTCGCTGCGTCGATAGTCTTCTGTAGGCCCATGACCTCACCGACTGTCAACTTCTTTACTTCTACTTTGTCACCCATAAAGTCTACTTTTTCTGTGACTGCTTTTCCAACGAGATGTTTCATTGTTTTATTCCTTAATCTAATTTATCTTTATCTGTAAATATATCTGAATTAGCGGCTTGAAAATCATCAAGCAACTTACGAACTGTGTGTAATACTGAAAGCGTTTCCATAATCTCTTGACCAACTTTAGAGTTTTGGTCGAAGTCTTGGAACCGTTCAAAACTCTTACGTATGCTAATATCTACACTACGGCGCATGTGGCGGAAGGTAGTGCGCATAACGAAAGCCTTACTAAAAGGTTTATCCATTATAATTCTCCGGGATAGGTCAGGAAGCCCCGTTAGGGACTCCCTTAGTTAGTTTAGGAAGCAGCCAATGTTGCTGGACCGAAGAAGTCGGACTGAGCAGACAAAGTAACAGTTGCAGTAGTTGCATCTGTCAAAGCTGGGTTTACAAGGATAGCTTCAACTTTACCCAAGAAGTAAAACTCTGTGTTCTCAGCAGCCAAAGTTGCGTCAGCAGCTTCGTCAGGAGTTACAGGAGTAGCAGCCATCATGAAGCGGAACACTTTAGTGGTGCCGTCAATCAGAGCGTGGATTGCTTGCATGTCTTCTGCAACATAGTTAACAGTGATTTCCAAAGAAGGGGCATCAGACTGACCTTGAACCTGTGAAGAGGTCTTTTGACCGAAAACAGGAACGTTTACGATGTTTGCAGGTGTACCGATTGATGGGAATTCACGTACAGAAGGCATACGAACGTGAGCTGCGTCTGCAGTCCCCGGTGTTGTACCTACGAATAGTGCGGCAGCTTCAGCAGCAGTATCAGTGCCAGCTGGGATTGTGCCAGTAAAGATGTCAAGGTATGTAAAGATACCTGCACCCAGTGATGAAATGTGAGCCATTTGTTATTCTCCGTATTTGGTAAATGGAATTATATAGGATGCACTATAAAGTGCCTTGTTTTGGGAGTCTAAACCCTCCACATTTAAATAAGATGTTCCAAGCTTCGTACCGTTAGGTAGTGTCTTGTTCTCTAGGATGATGTCAATGAAGTTGGCCATAGCCATAATTCGTCCTTGACCTTCACCAGCCTTTGTGAACATTTTAACTGCAACCATACCGTCAATCTGTTTCTCTACACCATAGGCGCGGAGAGAACTGTTTGTTGGCATGACTTTTACCATAACATACTCACTGTTACTTCCAACCGTACCTTGATAGTTATCAGGTATAGTCTTGATATTGTGAGAAGTCCAAGTAGCAGAGGCGAAAGCGGTTTCAACGTCTCTTAGTATCAATTCATACATTATACTTTCTCCCGTGTTAATGAAAGCTTAATAACAAAGCCATCATCAGTGTGGTCAGTAATGTTGTAGACTGTACTACCAACAGTAAGCGTGTCATAACCATCAACAGACATGTTAGACTTCATCATAGCAGTACTACTAAAAGCACCGTCAGAAGGTTTGTTTGTTGACTCTATAAACACTTTTACTGTTTTAGAGGTAGTACTCCCTACAGTCTCGCCAGTAGCGAAATCGTAGGAAGATACTGTCTTATTAGAGATTGTGCCAGAAACAGCTAAGTCACCGATTGCTGCGAAAGCTTTATCCACAGCAGCGCTAAGTTTAGCTTTAAGCGACATTAGTTAGCCCTCCACCAACCAGCACCCATACCTGATGAACCCTTACGAATAAGAGGTCTAATAGGTTTTAGAGCAGTAGAAGGTTTCATTGGAGTACGCGTAGTGTCACCGTTGCTATCTGATATACTAATTGAGCCTACTGAGATAGATTCAAAAGTCTGAGATTGTCCCATAAGAACATCCTCATTGTTTACCAGATGTAAAGCCTGTTCGTAAACAGCAGTCTTAACACGGCTAGGCGTCTCGTCTTCAGCTATAGTAACTTGTAGACCTAATCGGTCATCGTTATAAATAGCGTTCTTACGAGGCCAAGCCAAAGCTTGAGAGGAACTAACAGCAGAACCAATCCAAGCATTGTCATCAATCAGCAAAGTTGCTG